TGGCACCGCGACATCACGGTGCCGTTCAAGGGCCGCGTCTACAGCGCCGACGCGTGGCTGCGAGCCGCGCGCAAGGCGTACAAAGAGGTCTGGCCCACGTGGGATCCGCAAGAGGGGGCATCATGAACATGACGATGAGCGCGTCTCGGTGCCCGCTGGGTGGCGAGTGTGGCGGCACGGGCTGGGTGTGGTATAGCGCACGCAACGGTCCAGACGAGTTTGAGCCTGCCAGATACGAGGCGTGCGAGTGCAACCCACATGGCCGTGGTATGCCTGGCGAGCTGATGAATTATCTTGCCACGCCCCCGGTGCATATGGGGACACTGCCCGAGCCGTTTTGAGTTGGCGATTGACACGCCTGCCGCCCGCGCGTATAATGGTTGTGCGCGGTGCCCTGGCAAGGCACGACAAAGCCGCGCGAGGAAAGAGAGACATGAATCGGTTATCTATCAGATACGAGCACGTGGCTGGGGCCGCTGCGGATGCCTTCCGTGGCGGAAGTCTCTCCCCCAGCCACGTGCTCGTTTTTGCTAGAAAGGGATAAGAGAGCGTGAGCAGAGGCAGCGCGTGGTGGACGCCCGTATACGAAGGGCTTTTTGACGCCAAGCACTGCCAGGCGATGGGTCAAGCTATCTGGCTTTATGGATGGATTCTCATGCGGGCACATGCAGCACAACGGAGAGGGTCTGTGGCGTATAACCATGATGACGCCGCCGTTGCGCTATGTGTGTCGCGCAGCACAGTGCGCAACTGGTTCCGCACACTCCAAGAGCACGGGTATGTCAGTACACGCGCCAGGCACCCCTACCACCTAGAAGTGGCGGTGTCGAACTGGCGCCCCGTTGAGGAATGGCGTGACGCTAGGCAGTTGGGAGAAGGCCCAAAGTTTGACACTCATACCCGTGACGGGCCCAGTGAGTGTCAGAGTGAGTGTCAGAGTCAGTGTCAAGATGCTGACACCCTATCTATATCTATAAAGCTAGGAAGCTATCTTTTCCCTACGGGTCGCAGCGGCGACGGGCCGCAAACGCTATCCGAGCTGTTTAGAGCCGTTTGGGAAAAGCTCCGCGATAGCACCAACTATCCTGCCGAGCTGCGCCACATATACGCGCTGTGTTTTGGCGATGCTGGTGTGCCCTCGTTTGGGATGCTCGGAAGGGTTGCCAAGGCTGTAGGCGGGGCGGGTAGGCTGGCCGAGATCATGTGGCAGCTGAGCTCCAAGCCACCAACCGGGGATGTGATGGCCTATATTCTGGCAGCCTATGGGCGCAAGAGGCGGGGGGCAAAGGCGAGCAAGGCTGAGCGGCAAGAGGAAGCCGACGCGGTTATTGAGCGGTTCCTAGCAGGGGGAAACTGATGGCGACAAAGGAAACCATTGCCAAGGCGGTTCGGCTGATTCAGGAAAACTGGGCAGACCGCGAATTCAACCTAGAGCTGCAACTGCGCCTCTTTGAGCGGATGCTCATGGACCTGCCAGACGAAGCGGTGTTGGCGGCGGTGGCTCAGCGCGTTGCGGCAGATAATCCCTTCCTGCCCCGCGTTGGGGAGATCCGCCAAGCGGCGATCGACATTGCCAGCGGTGCCGACGCGGTGCTGCCAGCGCCCGAGGCCTGGGGCCAGCTGCTACGCTGGATACGGCGCTTTGGCGGCGGCTACAAAATCTGGACGGCGGAGGGGCCGATGGATCCGCCAGCATTGCCGCCGCTGGTGAAAAAGGCCGCCGACGCGGTGGGCGGGGTGAGCTACATCGGCATGAGCGAGAATCGGGCCGCCGACCGCGCGCGATTCATCGAGGCGTATGACATTTTCGTGCAGCGTGAGCGGTCGCGCATTGGGATGCTGCCAGAGGTGAGGGGGGCACGGCGGGCGTTGGCGGCTGAGCGAGCGCGGTTGTTAGGCGACGGGAAAGAGGGGGCGTGATGAATCGAAGGGGGCGCGTGAATAGTGTTATCTGCGTATTGGCAGCGCTGGGAGAGCCACAGAATGCTGTATCGTTCGTGCGCGAGGATGGTAGCCTACGATATTTTGAGGGGGTTTCGAGGGCATCTATAAAGCGTCTGCACTCCCGTATCAGTGGCACATGGGCGTCGATGGGCCATAACGGAGCTGCATACATTTACGAAAACGGCTGGCAATGGCACCGAGAATACACGATACATGGAGATGTGGGGCGAGATATATCTGAGAGGGATTGGCAATGAATCGCAGAGATTTTCTAGCGGGCGCGGGGGCGACGGCTCTTGGCCTGGCGGTGCCGCAGCTGTACCTGCCGCACGTTGTGGCGCGGCCGCCAGTGCCGACACCAACGCTCACGCCGGCGCCGAGTTATGAGCCGCTTACCAAGGGCGCCGTCATCATCCGCGCATCGGCGGACGTGGCGACGCTGGGCGCTTCCTGGTGGTACAGCTACACGCTGGGGGCAACCTACGACGCGCCTGGGCACGTTGCCATGCTGCGTGACCCCGGCATCTACCATGCAGGCACCTGGCGCGACCTGCCGCACGGTGCGACGGTGCTGTTTTACAATGAGCCAAACTGCGCCGACCAGATGCACGGCGATGTGCTGAGCCCGTACGACGTGGCGCGCCACCTCCGCGCGGTGACGCTACAGCGGCCAGACCTGCGCATCGTGGGGCCAGCGCTGTTCACGGCGTGGGATGCGTGCGAGTGGTACGACCATCACCTGTTGGAAGCGTACCACGACCTCTACGGCGTCGGCAGCTGGCCGTGTGTTGCCAACGCGATCCACAGCATCCAGGGCACGACGGCCTGGCATGTGGACCGCATCCGCTGGGTCATGGACATTTACGACCAGCACGGGTATGGCGAGACGCCAGTGTGGGTGACGGAGTACATGGGCGGGCCGTGGTGGGACTATGAGAGCCAAGCGACCATCGCGGCGGGCGTGTGGGAGTGGATGGCCGAGCAACCGCGCATCGAACGCGCGTGCTGGTTCCCTGCGCGGTGGTCAGATTCGTGGACGGATCCAGGCGGCGTTGGGTGGCTCGACCAGCGCCTGCTCGACGACGATGGCGAGCTGACGGTGGCAGGCGTGGCGTATGCGGCGCTAAGGGGGACATGATGGGTGAGTCAGTCTATCAAGTCCAGGGGCGATATGGCAACGAGTGGGTTGACGTGCTGATCCAGTGGGCGGATGGCGAGGACAATCTCGTCGAGATTGATCCGCTAACACAATGCCTCTGCACGTGGCCGGGCTCTAGTGAGGAGATAGAAGAGAGGCATCTGCGCGCGCTGGCGCTGCTAGGCGCGGCGGTAGCGCTGGCGCATCACGGCGACGACAGTCTGGTGACAAGCGAGACATACTGGCCCGATGGCACGCGTTGCGTGCGGTTGCCGCAAGACGTGCCGCAATGGGTTCGCGACGAAATCATGCGGTTGGTGCCGGAGGAGGTATCGTGAGCGAACACGAGCCGTGCCCGTTTTGCGGGCGGGCATCAGCCTTGTCGACGGTGCAGCACGCTAGTTTTGCAAGGCGTAGCCAGGCGCTGTGTCTGGCGTGTCTAGCGGCCGGCCCGTCGGTGCCCTGGTGGGAGTTTGATGTGGAGGGCGACCATCTGAATGACTTGCAGGCGGCGGACATTGAGGCCGAGTGCTGGCGGCGGTGGGATAAGAGAGTGGGGGGGGTATCGTGTATCAAGCAGTAACAATTCTCGGCAATTTGGGTAGCGATCCAGAGTTGCGACGGACTCCCGACGGCACGCCGGTGACGTCGTTTAGCGTAGCGGTCAACAAGCGGTGGACCACCAAGGACGGGCAGCAGGGCGAGAAGACCGTTTGGTTCCGCGTGACGGCCTGGCGGCGGCTGGCGGAGACGTGTGCGGAGTATCTGGGCAAGGGCAGACTCGTGCTAGTCGAGGGCGAGATGCAGGAGGCGCGGGCGTATCAGGGCAAGGATGGCGAGTGGCGGGCCAGCTTGGAGCTGGTGGCGGATACCGTCAAGTTCGTCGGCGGGCGTGAGGAGGGTGGTACCACCAGCGGTACCACCAATGGTACCATTAGCGGGGCGGACATCGCTATGGTGGCCGACGATGAGGTGCCGTTCTGATGACTACGGCCTATGCACTGGATGGATCGTGACTCAATCCGATCTTGAGGCCGCGTTCGCGTTTCAGCTCCGCGTCGCTGGGTTGCCAGACGCGGAGCGGGAGTACATGTTCGCGCTGGAAGCCATGGGGCGGCGTTGGCGCTGGGACTTTTGCTGGCCCGACGCGATGCTGGCGGTGGAGCTGCAGGGCGGCGTCTGGGCGCGCGGCAGACACTCGCGCGGCGCGGGCTATATTGCGGATTGCGAAAAATCGAACGCCGGGACTCTCTTGGGTTGGCGACTGCTGCGTTTCACGCGCGAGCAGGTAGAGAGCGGGTACGCGCTGGAGTGCGTGGAAAGAGCAATGGGAGGGGACTGATTGTCATGACGGATGATAGGGCAACCAAATTCCGTGATCAGATGGGGTGGCCCCGAAAATGGTCGTCATACCGCCTAGGCGGTCTGACGCTCGGAGTTGCGTGGATGGGAAGCAGAACATGGGACGCATGGGCTCATGTCGTGGAGGGCCAGGGCGAGGCGCGACTAGACATGGGAATGCTAAGATTGTGGGTTATGTGGGGCAGCAATGACGCATGACGTAGCCGCCCTCCTACTCGCCGCTGGCCTCGTGACCATGCCGTGCGTGGTGGGCCAGATGGCGCGCGAGCGCGGCGTGGACGTGGGGCGCGCGCTGGCGACCGTCACGCTGGAAAGCGCGTGGGATGCCGACGCCGTGGGCGACAACGGTCTGGCGATTGGATTGTGGCAATTCAGGGGGCGTGATAGCAGCAACACGTGGGCATGGCTGTGCGGCGTCACGGGACATCCCGAGTGGGCCGACGACGCGAACCGGCGCGATCCGGTGAAAACGACGATCGTAGCGTTGGACGCGATTGCGCTTGGTTATGGCGAGCACTGGCGCGGATGGATAGAGGCGGGGCAGAGAGAGGACGGGTGGACGTGGGTTCGGTGAAAGAGAAAGCGCTGATCGTGACGATCGTACTGATGAACCTGCTTAGCATCGCGGGCCTGTTCGCCGTGGTAGCCTACGCGCTGTGGTTCCTGGCAGAGAGGGGGATACTGTGAACCGCAGCGGGTCAATTGTGGGCGAGTGAACCAAAATGGGACAAGGAGGCAACGGTGACTGAGGCAGAGGCGATTGTTATGGCCGCGGAGCTATTGTCACGCGGGATGGCGGCGGTGGTGATCGGTCATACCCTGTTGATGGTCTTTGTGATCTTGATGACAAGGGGCCGCCGATGACTGAGGGCTATGACTATCGCGAGCACCTGGCCGAGATCAAACGGCTGAAACGGCGGTACAGCAAGGCCGACACCTGCGCGGCGTGTGGCGTGATCCGCGAGCTGCTACCTGTGGGGCCGCTGGAGCCTGCCGACAACGGCGTGTGCTGTGTGGGGTGCTTAGCCGAGTATCCCGAGCTGTGGGATATGGACCGCGACGGCGTCCGCGTGTGGCTATGGCAGCATTGGCGCGTCTCATACGGCCACGGCAGGCCCGAGCAGCAAGCGGCGTCGGTGGCGCGGGCGTGGCTGCGAGTGCAGGCGCGTCGGGGGCGCGTGGGCGCGAGCATGGCCGACGTGGCGGCGGCAGCGTACGGGCTGACCAGGCCGTCGCGGGACAGGTTGCGGAAGTACGCCGCGGGGTTGGGGGGATGATGAACGAGCAAACGGTGTGGCTGTATGGATACGGGCCTGTCCGCAAGAGGTGGATCATCTACGGCGTAGAGGGGTCGCGCGCGGAGGCTATCCGAAAACTGATACCGCTCTGGGCGCGCAGCAAGCCGGGTGGCCCTCGGTTTTGGGTATGCCCAATGGTAGTCGGGGCGGACGCGCAAAAGTGGTCAGAACACTGGGCGAACAGCGAGTCGTGGTCTCGGGGCGATCGGCCCCAATGACCTACTGGCAGAGCGGTGACGTGAGAGACAAGGGAGATGATATGGGTTATCAGTATCAACTTTTGCCCGACTTGACCCGTGACGAATATGCGACGCTCAAGGCCGACATTGCCAAGCGCGGCGTTTTGGTGCCGGTAGAGTACGACGAGGCCGGCGCAATCTTGGACGGCCATCATCGCGTAAGGGCCTGTCGGGAGCTAGGCATTGCGGACTGGCCGCGCGTCGTGCGCGATGGCATGACAGAGCAACAGAAACGCGAGCATGTGATTCGGCTGAATCTGGCGCGGCGGCATCTGAACGAGAGCCAGCGAGCGATGGTAGCGGCGAAGCTAGTGAACGCCCCGGCGCATCGGCCACAAGAAAGTAGATCAATTGATCCACTTATCACACAACCCGAAGCGGCTGAGCTATTGAACGTCTCTGTACCATCGGTGAAGCGCGCTCGCGTCGTGCTCGAGGAGGCGCCGCCAGAGATGGTCGAGAAGGTGGAGCGCGGCGAGATGGCTGTGAGCCGGGTGGCAAAAGAGGTCCGGCGCGAACAACAGCGAGAGCGCAACCGCGCGCTGGTAGAGCAAACATCGCCTCCTGAGATTGTGGCCCCAGAGACGCGGTTTGTTACCATCGTACTAGACCCGCCGTGGGACTGGGGTGACGAGGGCGACGCCGACCAGTTTGGGAGAGCGCGTCCGACCTATCACACGATGGGTATAGACGAGGTACGGGCGCTGCCCGTGGGCGATCTAGCGGCAGACAACGCGCATCTCTATCTGTGGATCACTAATCGCTCGCTCCCCAAAGGCTTTGACCTGCTAGAGGCTTGGGGGTTCCGCTATGTCACGATGCTCACTTGGTGCAAGCCACACTTTGGCATGGGCAACTATTATCGGGGGAGCACCGAGCAAGTATTGTTTGGCGTCCGTGGCTCACTGGGGCTGCTAAGGCACGATGTGGGGACATGGTTTGAAGCACCGCGTGGCGACAAGCATAGCGCTAAGCCAATCGCGTTCTATGAGATGGTAGAGACGTGTAGTCCCGGCCCATGGCTAGAGATGTTTGCTAGAAGCGAGCGGCCTGGCTGGCGGGCGTGGGGGGCGGAAGCGTGAGATATTATGACTTTGCCGAACGACTAGAGTGGTCGGAAGGATTCTTGGACGGCGGCATTGCGCGTGTGCTTCAAGATCGAATCCCTGGATGCTACTCGGTGGAAAAGGCATCAGAGGCGGGAGACCGCGCTGGGACAGATTATTGGGCCTTGCGTCACAAATTGCCGTCACTATCGATAGACGTCAAAGTACGCAGTACCGATTGGGCTGTGCGTGGCGAAGATGACTTGGCGCTAGAGACATGGAGCGTTGTCGACAAAAAGCCTGGATGGACGCGCGACGACGGCAAGCGCACTGATTATGTGCTCTGGTATTGGACAGATACCGGGCGGTTCGTGCTAATATCATTCCCCGCTCTATGTCGCGTGTTTGGTTGCTATTGGTCAGAGTGGCGCAAGCAATTTAAGAGCGCAAGGCAACAGTCTGGCGGATGGCAAAGCGAGTGCGTGTTTGTGCCGCGCGAGCTGGTGCTTGAAAAGCTAAAGGCCTGGTCGAATGGCATAGCGCTATAACAGGAGGTGACGCCTGACCACACACATACAGATCGAGCGGGCGGACATGCGCGTAGACCTGGAGCGGGCGACGGCGCAGCTCACGACCAAGCAGAGGACGGCGCTATGGCTGTGGGCGGTGTGCGGGTGGACGCAAGCCGACATCGCTGAGCGGCACGGGGTAGGGCAGCCTGCTATCTCTATGAGGATACGACGGGCGCGGGAGACTCTAACGGGCGAGACGTGATAATCTCGCCCGCTTTTGGTTAGTAAGGAGTAGAGAGGTAGACTATGCGCCCACGCTGCGCTATCTGCGATAGGCCAATCAGCCCGCCTTGGTGGGTATGCAACACCTGCGAACTGCGATATGGGCTGACTGGCGACTATCGGGACTGGCCTGCATGGGCGCAAGCGCTGGTGGCATCCGAGAAGCGCAACCGCCGCCGCCCCGAGGTGATCCTGGTGGGCGGCATCGCGGAGCTTGAGCGGCTGTGTGATCGAGACAGTTGATGTGGCGGGGCTCTGGTGAGCGCGCGGGCGAATGACCAGCGCGGGTTCGATTCCTGCCCCGTCACCTGAGCGCCCAGACGCGGGTAGACCTGGTACCCATCGGCCTCGTGCCGCGTGGCGCTCTTGGCTCGCCGCCACCGCGTACCGAAATCACGCCTGTACGGCGTAGTCGCCGTGAAACTCGGCTAGGACGCGGGGTGGCGGGCGCTATTGCAGAAAGCGGAACAGCGCCGGGGGTTATTGCAAAAGTGGCCCAAAGTGATAATAAGGTTGGCCGACCCGTCTCGCGCGCCGAGGCGCTAGAGATTGCGCGCAAGGCCATGGATGACGCCGAGCGTGCTAGGAAAGCGCTGGCGTTGCTCGATTCATGGCGTGCCGAAGCTGCCAGCCACGAGCCGCGCGAGTGCGTGGAGCTGGTGTGCGCCAACGCCGGCAAGTTGTCGCCGGAAGCTGTGGACGCGCTGATGGTGGCCGAGTGGTGGCTGGCCGACCGCTTCCCGTGGCTGGACGTGAGGCTGAGGATGGGGGACGAGTGAGCGACGCTATCACGTTCGAGGCCGTGATACCATCCAATATGTCGGCACTGCGCATTCACGGCGAAAGCGGGATGCGCATCACGCTGGACGTTGACGAAACCAACCTGCCCGAGGCGCTCAAGCTGGTGCTGTGGCGCGAGCGGGTGTTACGAGTGACGGTAGAGCCTGTAGGTGGCGATGGAAGAGCTGAGCAAGGAAAATCCAGGACTATCCATATCTGACCAGCTGGCGTCCGCGCTCGCCCAACTGTCGACAGACCAGATCAGATTCGTGGTGGCGCGCCAGGAATGTGCTACCGACAAAGAGGCAGCGGAGGCCATCGGCATCAAGCCTGACACAGTGTACCACTGGCCCGATGCGGTCAAAGAGGCCGTACGCCTGATGGCGAGCGACGGCATTGTGGTGGCGACACACGTCCGACGGCGAAACCTCGCCAAAGCGATGTTGGCAAAGGTCGCCGGCTTGGATTCTATGGACGAGAACGTGAGGCAGCGCGTCGCTACCGAGATCATCGAATGGGAGATGGGCAAGGCCAAGCAGCCGATTGACCAGCACACCGAGCATAGCGGCTCCGTCGTCGTGGTGAGTTGGGATGATGCCACAACGCCGAGTGAAAATTGATGCCAACCCACACGCAGAGCAGGCCATCGTGCACGAGCACCCCGCCAGATTCAAGGTGCTGGCGTGTGGCCGCCGGTGGGGTAAGACGCGCTTGGGGGTCAACGAGTGCCTAGACGTGGCCAGCAAGGGCGGGCGCGCGTGGTGGATCGCCCCGTCGTACAAGATGAGCGAAGTGGGCTGGCGGCCGTTGCGCCAGCTTGGGGCGCGTATCGGCGCGGAGATCCGCCGCGTGGATCGCCAGGTGATTCTGCCTGGCGGCGGCGAGGTGCAGGTGCGTTCGGCCGACGACCCGCAGAGCCTGCGCGGCGAGGGCCTGGACTATGTGGTGATCGACGAATGCGCGTTCGTGCCCGAGGACGCGTGGATCGAGTCACTGCGCCCGGCGCTATCGGATCGCCTTGGCAGGGCGATGTTTATCTCGACGCCCAAGGGCATGAACTGGTTCTGGCGTGCGTGGCAGCGGGGCCGAGGCGACGACGCCGATTGGCGGTCATGGGCGTTCCCCACCAGTGGCAACCCGTATATCAACAAGGGCGAAATCAAGGCGGCCAAGGACCTGCTCCCAGAGCGCGTGTTCGCGCAGGAGTATCTGGCGCAGTTCCTGGACGACGCTGGCGGCGTCTTTCGCCGTGTTATGGACGCGGCTACGGGTACCGAGCAGGCGCCCGAGGCTGGACACCAGTACGTCGTCGGCGTGGACTGGGGCAAGTCGAACGACTTTACGGTGCTCACGGTCTTGGACGCGGCCAGCAAAACAGAGGTGTACTCTGACCGATTCAACCAGATCGACTATGCCGTACAGCGGGGCCGCCTGATGGCCGTATGCGAGCGGTACAGCCCGACGGCCATCATCGCCGAGAGCAACGCAATGGGCGAGCCGATTATCGAGCAGCTACAGCGCGACGGGTTGCCTGTGACGGGGTTCACGACCACCAACGCGACCAAGGCGGCAGCCATCGAGGCGCTAGCGCTGGCGTTTGAGCGGAGCGATATCACCATCATCAACGATCCGACCACGGTTGCCGAGCTGCAGGCGTATGAGCTGGATCGCACGCCGTCTGGCATGGTCAAGTATGGCGCGCCCGAGGGGATGCACGACGACTGCGTGATGGCGTTGGCGCTGGCGTGGCAAGGGGTAGAGGACAGCGGGCCACTCCTATTATGGAGCGAGGAATGAACAAAGACTTTGTGTTCGTGGCCAAGTCCAATGCCCTCAAGTCGGGCGCGGTCTCTATGAACGCCGTCGATTGGCAGACGATGTTCGGCGGCCTAGAGAAGGAGTCGCTAGACGAGCACGAGGCGTTCCAGGTAGTCGCGTGGGTGTCGCGCTGCGTGAAACTACGCGCCAACGCACTCGCGGCTGTGCCAGCGGTCGTTTACGGCGGCAAGGGCGAGGACGCGGAGGTCGTCGAGTGGGAGTTCGCCGATTCGCTGTATGACATGCTATGGATGACCGAGGCGACGTTGCAGCTATACGGCGCCGGATACTGGTTGCGCGAGCGCAACATGGTCAAGGACAAGGGGTTCCGCTGGCTGGCGCCCGCGACCATCAAGCCGAAATATACCGCCGACCGCGGCCTGGACTATTTCGAGCGCCGCGTGCCCAACAAGCCGCCCATCCGGTTGGAGCCGGTCGAGGAGCTGCTGTACGTCTGGGAGCCGAACCTGGAGGCCGAGGTAGGGCCAGGCAAGGGCTGGGTGAGCGTGGTGCTCACCGAGGGCGGCGTGGCCCAGGCGCAGAACCAGTTCGCGGCCGGGTTCTTCGAGCGCGGCGCGATTCCGGCGGTGCTGCTGAGCGTTGAGGGCAACCCGCCACCCGAGGAGCTAAACCGCCTCCAGCAATGGTGGCGTCGGCTGCTACAGGGCAACCGCAAGGCGTGGGAGACGGTGGCGGTGAGGGCCACGGTCAAGCCGGAGGTCATCGGCTACCCGACCGACCAACTGGCGATGCCCGAGCTGATGGACATTGTGCGTTCGCAGATTGCCGTGGCCGCCGGTGTGCCGCAGACGATGCTAGAGGACGCGGCCAACTATGCCACGGCCAAAGAGCACCACCAGGCGTTCTATACCGAGACCATCGTACCAGAGGCCATCCGCGTCGAGGCGTGGCTGAATCGCCAGCTATTCGAGCCGCAAGGCTTGCGCATCGTGCTGGACTGGCAGTCGCTGGACATCTTCCAAGAGGACGAAGCCGAACGCGCCGGCGCATTGCGCGAGATGGTGGCCGCGGGCGTGCCAGTGGACCTAGCTATGGAAATGCTGGGCATGGACCTGCCCAACAACATGACCTATGACGAGCTTAGGGCCAGGCTGGAGGTGGCGGCCGAGCAGCGGGCCGAGCGTGCGCGCGAGACGGCCGAGGCCAACGCGGCGGCCAACACCGACAACCAGGGGCGGCCCGAGATTGCGCTACCGCAGCCGCCGACGCGGGCCTACCCGCCGCAACAGCGCGAGGAGTTGCGCCGCTGGCAGCGCAAGGCGTTGCGGGCCGTCAAGGACGGCAAGGGCGGCGGCGTTAGCTTTATCACCGACCAGGTGGCCGAGGACATTCAATCGGCGGTACGCGATCGGCTGGCGATGGCCGCCACCGAGGAGGAGGTGAAAGCGGCCTTTGAGCCGCCCTTTCGCGACGACGAAGCAGCCGCGGCGTATCCGTAGCAATGGGGAGCGCGATCCCAACGCCAAGGACAAGGACCTTGCCGAGGCCGAGTTGCTAGACGTGCTGATTCGGCGGCTGCGCGCCCAAGGGCGCGACGTGATGCGGATATTGGGTGACCCGCCGGACCTTAACAACCTAACGGCCGAGTTCTGGGCCAGCGAGCACGGCAAGTTGGTGGCGGACCTGCGGCCTCGTGTGGAGCGCATGGTGCTGGCATCGATTGAGGGCGCTGGCCAGTACGTGCCCGTGGTGTGGGATATACCCGTCATCGCGCGCGAGGCGGTGGCATGGGCACGTAGTTACACGACAGAGTGGCTGGCCGGGCTGGATGTGAACACGCAGGCGCTTGTGCGCGACAAAGTATCGCTGTTCCTGGAGACGCCCGGCATGACCATTGGCGACTTGCGGCAGAGCCTGACGCCAGCATTCGGCGAGGCTAGGGCGCAGGCCATCGCGGTGACGGAGACGACGCGGGCGTTTGCGGCGGGCAACCAGATCGTACAGCGCGAGCTTGCCAAGGCGGGCATCCAGATGGAGCGGTTCTGGAACACGAGCAACGACGAGCTGGTGTGTGACATATGCGGCCCCAACGACGGCAAGTTTGAGTCAGAGGGGTGGACGGTTGGCGAGATACCCGCCCACCCACGATGCCGGTGCTGGGAGACGCTGGGGGTGCGAGGGTGACTAGCTTTAGCGTCACCATCGAGGGGCTGGCGCCGCTGGTCGCCAAGCTAGGCGAGGGCGCCGCGCCGGTGATTGGACCGATCACGCGGGCCATCGGCGAGCTAGTGCGCAAGAAGCTGGCGCGTGAGCCCAAGCGCAACACGGGGCCGGTCAAGTGGGCCAGCGCCAAGCAGAGAACGTGGTATCATGCGGCCAGAGGCAAGGCGGGGCTGCCATTGCGGTACACGCGCAACAGCGACCCGTGGTCGCAGCGCATCGGGCCATCGTGGGCGGTCGAGCGCTACGGCGACATGGACGCGCTGGTGGGGACGCGGGTCACGTATGCCAAGTGGGTGCAATCGCAAGAGTTCCAACAGCCGATGCACAAAGCCACGGGATGGGTAACGGAGGTGGAGGCGGGCGAGACGGTGATGCGCGGGGGCGCAGTGGAGCGCATTGTGAATGATGCGGTCAAGCAATGGTGGTAGGGGGCTTATGACAAGGTTAGTAGAGGTGGCCTATGGATGGGTAGACCTGGATGAGGTCGCCGCAATAACGAAATATGGAATTCCGGATTATCCGGGCCATACCTATCTAGAGGTCTATACAAAGGGCGGGACGCGCGTCGAGGCAAAAGCCGACAGCCCAGGAGGGCGGGCGATTTTGGACTGGGCAGAGAGGAACGCAGAACAAGGGAGGGACGGCGAAACAGAGTGATATGCGCGACATTGGGGCGACAATGTGACGAGGGGGTGACGGGGGATGCGAGTCTATATCGTAGCGGCTTCCGACTCGGAGCCCGATGCCGAGCGGCGGCTGCGGTGGGGGGACTACTGGTTCAAGGATTCGCTCGGCAAGGCTATCGAGAGATTAGGGCACGAGCTGGTCGAGAACATAGCGGCGGCTGAGGTGCTGATCCACCTGCACGGCTTCGGTGTGGAGCGGATACCGGACTGGACGTATAATATACTGTGGGTGCATAGCCATCCAGGTGCCATCCTTGGCGGCAAAAACCGCTATGATATGTGCACAGACGGGATAGAGGGATCGCCCATGTGGGGATTCCCGATGATTGATCGCTATGATAGGGCTTTTGCTGAAAGTAAGACGTTTGCGGATTGTACAAACAACGTCGAGCATCTGCCAGGCGCCAGCGACATGCAGCCGCTAGAGCGGCCCATCGAGCACGAGGCGGTGTTCGTCGGCAACGCCAAGGGCCACAGCCGCCCGTGTGTGGACAAGTGGCTAGCAGAGCATCCCGACGGCGGCGGGCTGGCCGTGTGGGGCGAGGGCTGGGACTGGTTGTCCGACGGTGTGTGGCAGGGGCTGTACTATCCGCACGAGAATCTAAATGAGCTGTATGCGGCAACGCGGCATGTGCTGAATGACAGCCATGCTGATATGGACAAGTGGCACTTTACCAATCCAAGAGTATATGACGTGGCGGCGGTCAACGGCGACCGCGTGCCCACGTTTGACGACGTGGCGCGCACCATGCTGGATGGCGTGCGATGGCAGACGAGGGTAGAGCTGGGTTGCGGCCGAATGAAACGGCCAGGGTTCATCGGGGTGGACATAG